CAGCGTGCAGCGCTGGCTAAAAGACAAGGACTTAACCCCCGCCGCGCGTAAAAAAGATTTGGTCATTCCTGCCTGGAGCGACGATTTTTTAGACTGCTACCAGCAGCCGCAAAAACCGTCTGTCGATCAGGCGTATGCGGAATTTTGCCGTCATTATGGCCGGCAAGATAAGCCCAGCATTTTTCAAGTGCGGCGTTATTTAAACAAACTGCCCGCTATCGTGCGGGAGAAGGGGCGCATGGGGCCGCGCGAATTGAAAAACATCAAGCCATTCGTTAGGCGGACATTCGAAGAATTGTGGCCGAATGATGTGTGGAGCGCCGACGGTCATACGTTTGATGCGGAGGTTACACACCCCCTGCACGGCCGCCCATTTCGTCCTGAAATTACCAGCATTATCGATATCGGCACACGGGCGATTGTCGGGTTTTCGGTGGGTTTGGCCGAGTCGAGTTTGGAGACTGTGGACGCTTTGCGTTATGCGGTTACAAATTACGGCATACCCAGCATTTTTTATGTCGATAACGGCTCTGGCTATGCCAACCAGCTGTTAAAAGCCGAGGGCACCGGGTTGTTAAGCCGGTGCGGCATAACCGTTAAACACTCGTTGCCTTACAACAGCCAGGCGCGCGGCGTGATTGAACGATTGCATCGGTCTGTGTGGGTGCCGGCTGCTAAAAGCTTACCCAGTTACATGGGGGCCGACATGGATCGGGAAGCCAAACAACAGAACTTTAAACTGACCCGCACGGGCGATAAAAACGGGGTGGTTAGGCTGCCGATCAGTTGGCCGCATTTTATCCAGCTTTGTGAAGATGCGATTGCTGCTTACAACCAGCGCAGCCACTCGGGATTACCGAAATACTCGAATGCAGACGGCAAGCGCCAACACTACAGCCCAATGGCTTATTGGCAGCACAAAGCCAGCATCCTAGATGGTTATAGCGCGGTCACGATTAGCGCCGAAGAGGCCGAAATGCTGTTTAAGCCGCGTGTCGAGCGCAAAGTGTTGCGCGGCGAGGTATCGCTATTCGGCAACAAATACTTTAGCAGCGGGTTAGACGTGATGCACGACGAAACCGTACAGGTGGCGTATGACATTCACGATCCGCAAGCGGTTTGGCTGTATGACAGCGAAGGACGTTATGTAGGCAAGGCCGACTTTAACGGCAACGCTAAAGCGTATTTTGCCAAATCGGTGATTGAGATGGCTAGAGACAAACGCGCCGATGGCCGCTTGCAACGGGTGCAAGCCGCTGCGGACGAGATCATTGCGGAACGTAACGGCAACATGGCTTTGGAGGCGATACCGGCCGAGACACTGCCGGGTAATCGCGGACTAGCCGAAAAGGTAGCGGCCCAATTGAACGCACAACCCGAAGCCGAAGCCGAAAAACCCGCCATCCGTGGCAGTAAGACTTTTATGGAGGTGGCGCCAACCATCCCACAAGACCAGCACGAGCGCTATGTGTTTTGGCGCGAGTGGTACGACAAAGCGCAAGCCGGGGCGGACATCCCGGAATCCTTGCAGCTTTTTATTAGCAGCTTTCCACAATCATCAACCTATCGGGTGTGGAATGCGTTTTATAACCCTGAACAACAGGAAGCCAAATGATAACAGAAATCAACAGCCCCGGCATTGCCCGGATCGGCAACATCATACAGTGCGGGATTGCACTAGAGCGGGCCATGGAACGCTCGGCCAACCTGCCCGGTTTGGTGTGTTTTTACGGCCCCAGCGGCTGGGGAAAATCGCTTAGCAGCAACTATTTGTGCAACAGCAAGCGCGGTTATTACGTGCAGGTGAAAAGCATCTGGAGCAAGAAGGTGTTTTTGCAAAAGATATTGCTGGAGATGGGCATCAAATCCGCGCAAACCACAGGCGAAATGTTAGATCAAGTGTGTGACCAGCTTAGCGCATCCGGCCGCCCCTTGGTGATTGACGAAATGGATCATCTGGTTGAGAAAAAGGCGGTGGAGCTGGTGCGGGATATCTATGAGGGCAGCCAGGCCCCGATCCTGATTATCGGCGAAGAAAACTTACCGCAAAAGTTGAAAAAGTGGGAGCGTTTCCACGGGCGGATACTGTCTTTTATGCCCGCTTTGCCGGTATCGCTTGACGATGCCAAGCAGCTGGCGACGGTGTACGCGCCGGGGGTTGAGTGCGCGGAGGATTTGCTGCGCAAGCTGGTGGCGGATAGCCATGGATCGGTCAGGCGCGTATGCGTGAACCTTGACCAAGTGCGGGAGGAGTCGGCCGGATTTGGGGTGAATAAAGTCGATTTAGCCTGGTGCCAGTCGCAAAACGTGGCGTTTTATACCGGCGAAGCACCTAAAAGGAGGGTTGGGTAATGGACGAAACTATCGAATGGATCAGCGTTGATAAAGAGCTGCCGGATTCAGACATCACAGTATTGGTTTTTTATAAAACAGAGAACGATTGCGGGGTTTGGCTAGCGTTTTTCGAGTTTGATAACTGGCGCTTGGTTGACGGTGTGCCGTTAGATTTAGATCAAGTGATTTTTTGGGCTGATGTGCCTGCAGGTCCGGAGGTAAGCCATGTCTGAATTTACCAAAAAACAACGGGCATTGCTTGCGGCCTGCGCCGCTGATTACGAGGCAATGGGCGACGGCGTTATGGTCAAGGCCATGAAAGGCTTTTGCGCCGATCACTCGCACATCACAGCGAAATCGCTGGAAGAGCGTAGCTGGCTGAATTTAAGCGAAAACAGCATTGGCGAGCAATACGCCAGCTTTGATGGCACTCAGTATGGCGAATGGGTTGAATTGAATGGAGGCATAGATGGCGAATAAGCACGGAAGAAAACCCGCCCACCTAGAATACGTTGGCGGCAAGTCGCCGCGGCAGCTTATTTGGGAGCAAATCAGGGCGTTAAAGTCGTTTACCTTGGCAGAGTTGATCGGCAACCTGCCCGGCACGATTGCCAAAGATACTACCCGCGCCTATTTAAAAGCCTTGCTGGCTGCGGGGTATGTGGTGCCGCAGCTGGATCGGTTTGATTTGGCGCGCGACAACGGCGTAGAAGCCCCTCGCCTGCGCAAAGACGGCAGCGAGGTGACCCAAGGTCGCGAGCAGGAAAACATCTGGCGCACGCTGCGCACCGTTAACCATCCCGTTAACTATATGGAGTTGGCGGCGCTGTCCAGCACCGAATCGCATGCCGTTGCGCCTGCCTTTGCGCGGGATTATCTGGTTAATTTGTATAAGGCCGGCTATGTGCGGCGCAGCGAGTCTAAACCGTTTAAAGGGTCGTGCAAATACATGCTGATTCCCGTTAAAAACACCGGGCCGCGCCCGCCCATGATCCAGCGCATTAAGCAAGTGTACGACCCCAATTTAGGCAAAGTCGTGTGGAGCGACAGCAAAGGAGCAAACGATGAGTGACAGTCTGGAAAAACTGAAACAAGCGGTCGCCGAAACCAGCATCGCCAAAGTGGCCGCGCGGATGGGCATTCCACGTTGCACCGTTAGCCTGGTGGTTAACGACAAATATCCCGCCAACCCAAAGAACATCTTAAAGAAGTTTGAAGACACCTTTGGCGGGGTGTATTGCCCGCACTTAAACACCGACTTAACGCGCAGCCAATGTGCGGATTTTCATAAGCGGCCGCGCCCGAGCAACCCGCTAGGGCTGCAGCATTACAGGGCGTGTCTGAACTGCGAACACAAAGGGGGTTGATATGCACGTCATCATATCCATAGAAGATCAAAAAAACGGTGGGGTCCACGTTAAAACTTTGGCGCATCCGGTCGGTGTTGGGGCCGTACTGCAGGCGACAGAGGCCACGCAATTGGCCGATTTTTTAATGAAAGCGGTTGAGGTGTGGCAACACACCAAAGACCTTGACCTGCCGCAAGCGCATCAATTCGTGCAATCGCTGGTTAACGATCCAGCCAAGCACCACTAGGAGACTACCATGCATTACACACAACACGAGTTAGACGACATCAAACTAGCCCGCATGGCGCGCATCCAGCGCGAAGAGGCCGCGCGCTATGCCGCACAACTGCGCTTTGAGCGTCAAAACAAGCTGCGCAAAATCAACACTATTGACGTGCTGGCCACGGTGGCCTTTGCTTGCATAGCGCTTTATGGCGTGTTGGGGGGTGCAGCATGATCGAAACCCTATTTTTTTTGGGCGGTTGTGCCGTCGGCTTTGGGCTTGGGATGTTCGGTGCGTGCATGCTGGCGTTTTCTAAAAACCAAGACGATGAGCTAGAGGGCGATGAATATGACCACTTCTAAGCTTATCAACAGCGCTGCCGCCGGCGAGTTGCTGGGCATATCGTCTGCGTATTTGGTCAAGTGGTTTAAGGATTTAAAAGACTTTCCACAGGGCACAAAAACCCCCAAGCGTGCCTATATGTTCGACCGCAAAGCGGTAATCGACTGGGCCAAAACCCACAATATTAAAACGGAAATGATAGCGGCTAAAAAGCGCCGGGCGGGCATTAATAGCCCCGAGCGCTTCAATAAAACCGCGGCACTATTTTTGTCGGGCCGTTGCGAGACTGAGGCGGGCGTGAAGTCGGTATTACCGCCGGCGCGACAAATACAGCTCGACTTTAAAAAGCTGGCTGCCCGCACCACCAAACCTAAAACCACTCGCATCCGACTGGTGCCGGATTGGACACTGGAAGACGGCCCCAACGCAAAAAACAGGAGATCAGCTGCATGAGTACGTTAACGCCTATTTATAACACCTTGGATGAGGCTGCCGACAAAGCCAACCAAATAACACAACTGACCGGGCGATACTGGACCGCCATCCGCTGGGACGAGGATGCATGGACCATTAGCGACCGTTATCACCCAACTGCAGGCTAGGAGACACTATGGCTAAACCCAACCGCATCAAACAACCCGCGCAACCTCTTGCCTATGTACCGCAAAGCAAAGACGAATGCGCGCAAGCGATTGACCAAATCGGCCGTTTGCAACGCGACATTCAAACCACGCAAGCGGCGATGAATGACGAAATCGCCGACGTGACAGAGCGCTATGCCGGCCGCATTACCGATAAAAATGCCGAACTGGCCAACCTGCAAAAAGGCGTGCAAGCGTTTTGCGAAGCGCATCGGGGCGAGCTGACAGACAATTTCAAGCGCAAAAGCGCAGGCTTTACCACCGGGGAAATTCAATGGCGACAGCGCCCGCCGAGCGTATCGGTGCGCGGTGCCGATAACGTCATCGAATGGTTGTTATTGCACGGCATGAGCCGCTTTGTGCGCACGAAAAACGAGATTAACAAAGACGCGCTGCTCAACGAAATCGGCGAGGCCGCCACAGTGCCGGGCATTAGTATTAAATCCGGGGTAGAGGATTTTGTGATTACACCCTTTGAGCAGGAGTTGGCATGACAGCGGCAGAGTGCGAGGCCGTCAAGGCCCAAATAGGAAAATTGTTGGCAGATGCCAAGTTTTATCGAGAATCCGCCGCGCGAGCAGAACGCTATCACGACGGCTATCAAGATCGCTGCACGGCAGCAGATTATGAGCGGCGTGCGTTGAGGTTGCAGTGGCAGCTGGATCAGGAGGTGGTGAAATGAACGCCGAACAACAAAAAGCCCTGGATAAAATCAAAAAATGCCTGAAATTATCCAGCAGCAGCAACGCACACGAAGCGGCCGCCGCCATGCGCCAGGCACAAGCATTGATGGAAAAGTACGCGCTGGATTTCGATGACGTGGCCGCGTCCGAGGTCAACATCCATAGCCAAAACGCCACGGTCAAAACCACCCCCACCCGCTGGGAATCCGCGCTGGCTAATTTGTGTGGCAAGGCCTTTGGCTGCAGAGCGATCCTGATCAGTTTTGGCGGCGTGTTTAACAGCCAATGGCGCTTCATAGGCTGCGGATCGGCGCCGGAACTGGCTGGCTATGCCTTTACCGTGCTGATCAGGCAGCTGAAAAAAGACCGCGCCGCCTACATCAAAACCAAGCTGTCCCTATTAGGCCGCAAAAACAAAACCGCCCGCGCGGACGCATTTAGCCTGGCCTGGGTATGGGGCGTTAGCGAGCACGTCACGGCTATGGCCGGAAACGAGAAAACCGAAACTGCCATCGCCGCCTACATGGCCAGGCATCATTCGAGCTTAGAAACGCTAAAGCCGCGCGTCAATGCCGGCAGCGCGGCAGCTAATTGGACAGATGCCGCAGCTGGCGATGCAGCCGGCCGCAAAGCCCGCCTGCGCCACGGCGTTAATGGCAGCGCCGAAACTCACAAACTGGAGCATACACTATGAGCGGACAAAAACCAGAACCCTATAACCCACGCCATAAAGCGGAAAACCGCCGCCGCGCGGCGCTGGGCAAAATTCACATTGCCAAAAAACAATTGGGCATGGACGACGAAACTTACCGCGCCATGCTGTGGACGGTGGCCGGCGTGCAATCCAGTAAAGACCTGAGCGGCGAAGGCGTTAACAAGGTGCTGCGACATCTGGAAAAAGCCGGGGCAGTGTTTAGTCAGCCGAAAAAGCACGGCAAAAAGCCGCACAACTTGCCTAGCAACTCGGAACGCGCGCCCAAGCTTGCCAAGATCGAGGCGTTGCTGGCTGAGGCCGGACGTCCCTGGGAATATGCGATCGGCATGGCAAAACGCATGTACAACAAAGATGCGCTGGAATGGTGCGGGCATGAGCAATTGAGCGGGATTATTGCGGCGCTGGTGAAGGATGCGCAACGGCATGGGAGACGGACGGCATGATTGATACAGGCACCCGCGTGAGAGTAAGGAAGGAACAAAATCGCATCGGCGGCCCAAAATGTGCCGGCCGCACGGGTTATGTTGTTGGCAAAAACCGCTGCGATGAAAATCTGTTGTACGTGATGCTGGACGCAACCAGTAAATCGGCAGCTAGGAAAGAAACATTTTGGTTAAATGAGCTGGAGGTTATCGATGCAACTTAACCGCTGCCCCATCTGCCACACCCGCATCGGCCTGGATGCTTTGGCGCAGGACGAAGCCGGGCGGGAGCTGTTGACGCTGTTAACTCGCTTGAACATCGACACCGGTACCGCGTTGATCGGCTACTTGGGCTTATTCCGCAGCCATACCCGCGACCTGGCGAACGACCGCGCGTTAAAACTGGCTAAAGAGGTGTTGGCATTGGTGGATATTCAGCATTTTTCCGCTGTGCAGCACTTAGCCAATGCCATGCGGCAAACCGTCGAGCAAATCCAGGCGAAAGGCGGCAAGCCGCTGACCAATCACAACTACCTGAAGCGGGTGTTGGAAGATGCGCCAATGCCAACCACCGCCCACCCAACGGACAGCGCGGCTATGGCCATCACCCATCAACCGAAAAGCAAAACTGCTCAGGCGCTGCAAGCCCTGGAGGATTTTGGTAATGGACGATAATGCTTCGACTCCGCTCAGCAACCCATCGACTCCGCTCAGCACGAGCGATTTGACCTGGCTGCGCAAAGCCATCGGCAAAGGCTTGTCGGGCCTGGTGGTGCTGCATTTGGACGGCGGTCCGGCGGCGGAAACGGTAGAAAAAACCGCCGGCGTCTGGTTTCACGTCCTCAAATCCTGGCCGATTGCCTGGAATGAAGAGCTAGACAGACCGCGCATCTCTGCGGCCTTTACCGCGCTGGCCAGTCAAACCCGGCGCTGGCCGGCACCGCAGGATTTACGCCTGTTGCTGCCCGCCCGGGTCTATCCGCAACCGGCCTTGCCGGCGGTGGAGTATCCGCCGGAAAAAGCCCGCGCCAACCTAAAACGCATAAAAAGCATGATTAAGGAGGTATTACACTCATGAACACGCTGCCCGCTCACCTGCTGCCCGACTCGCTGAAAACCATTGCCGACTATTGCGGCGAAGAGATCATGTGGACGATCTGGGAACACTACGCCGGCGGGCGGCTGCATGTACCGATCCACCCCGACTCAAACCATAAACTGATCGATATCCTGGGCTACGCCGGCGCCATACAGTTTTGCAGCCAATTTGGCGGCGAATTTTTGCGCATCGACAAAGCCGAAAACGCCAAGCGCGCCGTACGCAATACACTGATCCGGCAAGCCAAAGCGGAGGGGCTGGATAACTTTACTCTGGCGCGCCGTTTCAACCTGACCGACCGGCAAATCATGAAGATTTGCGCCGCGTCAGACGAGCCGGCCGTTAACTTTGATTTATTTGACTAGCTTTTAACCACGGAGAACCCCGTATGAACCACCAGCAACAAATCGACTTAATTGCCACCACCACCGGCGTCGCTAAAGCGCATGTGGATAAGGTGCTGAAAGCCCAAGCCGACATCATCGCCGCCGAGCTGGTCAGCCAGGGCAGCATACATTTGCACGGCATTGGCAGCATCAGCATTTTAGACACCGCCGCCCGCAAAGGCCGCAACCCGCAAACCGGGGAAGAAATTGACATACCGGCCGGCAAGCGCATCAAGCTGAAAGCGGCCAAGGTGTTGAAAGACGCTGTTATGTAAACCCGCCAGTAGCCCTGGTTCCCACGCTTCGCGTGGGGAACCCATACCGACTTGATAGGCTGGTAGGCATTCCCACGCAAGAGCGTGGGAACGAGGGGGCGATGGTATCCTACGGGATTTGTATTTGTGTTATGGTATTCCCCTAGCCAAACCCCACCCCGCGAACCCCTTCGCATCCCATCCTTAGCCTGTAACCCGTACACTCTGCCTAACGTTTTGTTGGGTGGAATCATGAATCAACACACTGTGTCCGATGCCGGTTTGGCGCTGATCAAGCAGCACGAAGGTTGCCGCTTGCAGGCGTATTTGTGCCCGGCCAATCGGTTAACCATCGGCTACGGGCATGTGATTCTACCCAAGTGGGATTTTGGCCTGTTCCATCGTATTAGCGCCGCCGAACTGGCGCGCATGGTCGCAGAGTGCCAGGCCCGCCGCCGCGTATCGCAAGAGGCGCAAGTGGTGTTGCGGATCCGGCAAGATCAAGCCGAGGCGCTGCTGGCCAAGGATGCGCAGCAGGTCGCTAACTTTCTAAATTCCGTTTTGCCGCCTGTCAATCAACACCAATTCGACGCCCTGGTGTCGTTTGTGTTTAACGTTGGCCAGGGCAATTTTGCTACCTCGACACTACGCAAAAAACTGGCGTTTGGCGATATCGCCGGCGCTGCAGCACAGATTGATCGCTGGATTAAAGCCACCAATAAACACGGCGAAAAAGTCACCCTACCCGGTTTAGTCACCCGCCGCGCGGCTGAACGCGCGTTATTCGAGAGCCCATGATGAGCCAAACATTAAAAGCAGCGCTGATTGACGCTGAGGACTATTTACGCAAGCAAAGCGTTTTGCACGATTTCTACAGCCGCCGAAAACTGGCTGTTAAAGATGAGCTGACGCGTATTAACAGTGAAGCGGACTTGGCGCGCGTGCAATGTAACGAAGCCCGCCGATTAATGGGGCAGGGCTATTTGCGACTAATGAACTCCGGCATCAGCCACCGGGCATTTTTAAAGTTTGTGCGGGAGGCGTCATGTTAGAGCGACTGGTGTTGTGGTTGTTTAAAGCCGTGCTAACGGGATTTGCTGTGCTGGCCTTTCCGCTGGTTGCAACTGTCGTGATTGTGCAAGCGCTATTCGAGCGCGTGATTTTGGGGAAATAACATGTTTGGAATTGATGCCATTGCCGGCTTGGTAAGTACGGCGGTCGATAAGATTTGGCCGGATGCGAATATCGAAGCACAAGCCAAAGCCGACGAGCTGAAAGCCGAGCTGACGAAAGAGCTGCAATACACCCTAGGCCAAATCGAAATCAACAAAATCGAGGCGGCCAGCCCGAGCGTATTCGTGTCCGGCTGGCGGCCTGCAGTCGGTTGGGCGGGTGCGCTGGGTTACGGTTACGAGTTTTTATGGCGACCGATTGCAAACGGGCTGTCGGTGGCGTTTGGCTTGCCGCCGATCTTTCCCGGCATTGAAACCGAAGCGTTAAGCACCTTGCTGTTTGGCTTGCTGGGCCTGGGCACCTTGCGCACGGCGGAAAAACTGAAAGGCGTCGCGGCGGGCAGTGCTCCCGGCACTGCTCCGCACTTCCGCCTTCCATGGCAGTCTAGGAAAAAATGATTGAGATAGTGGCCTGGTGTGTGGTGGCGTTGGTCTTTGTGTTGACGGTGGCGCAATGAGTGACGAAATAGACCGTGCAAACGATACAGCGGATTTTAATTTGCAGGTGGCAATGGCCAACCGACCCAAAGCCCATGCGCACGCTAGTTTCGAGTTTTGCGACCTATGCGGCAACCCGATTCCGCTGGCACGACGCGAGGCCGTGCCGGGCGTGGAAACCTGCATCGATTGCCAACGGGACGAAGAATTCAGGGAGCGATATCGGTGAGTATTGAAGAAAGCAAATTTTTGGTTGATCTGGCGCAAACCGTCGTGATTGCTATCATCGGCGTAATGAACTGGCTGCACAATCGGCAGCGGGTAACGAATGACACCATTAACCGCTTGCAAAACAACATTGACGAGCGCCTGGACAAACACACCGAGCGGCTGACGCGTGTGGAAGCGGATATGCGCAACGTGCCGAATCATGCCGACCTGGCGGAGATTTACCGCGAGATGCGCACAATATCCGCCACCATGGCCACCATTAATGCTGCCATGACATCGAACGCGGCGACGTTGAAAGCGTTGAACGATCAAGTAGCGCGCATGGATAGTTTTTGGCGGAGTAAAAGCTGATGCCTGTGCATGTCGCCCCCTTAATGCTACACGCGCGCGGTTATGTGAACAGCGTCGATGTAGCGCGCGATTTGTGCGACATGAAAGAAGCTTATCTGTATCACATCGTGGTGCTGATTAACGATTTGGGCGTGGCACGACTTGAAGGGCTGGACGGCGCAATCAGCCATGCGGACCGCCGCGAATTGGCCGCCAAACTGCGGGCGCATGGGGTGCGCCGCGTCGAATGGCGGCATCACGGCATTGAAAAACATACGAACTTGGTGAGGTAGCACATGGACTACAACGAACACATGACCGCCCACCGGCGGTTAACGATTTTACAGCTACTGAACGCGGCGGCGACCTACACGCTGCACGAAGTGGACCTAAAAGCCGGCCTGGCTGCGCAAGCGCAAGCCGTGGGCACCGATTTATTGCGCGCCGATCTGCAATGGTTGCACGAGCAAGGCTTGGTGCTGGCCAATCAACCCGGCGGCGTCTGGTTTGCCACATTGACCGCCAAGGGCGGCGATGTGATGCAGGGTTTAAGCACGGTGCCGGGTGTATCACGCCCGGGTCCCGGTCTTTAAGCGGAGTCGAAACCATGCCACCGCGTAGCCCCCTAGACACCCTGCCCGACGACATCAAAACCGAGCTGAACCAGCGCCTGATTGCCAACGGCTTTGCCGGGTATGTCGAGCTAGCCGAATGGCTAAATGCGCAAGGCGTGCAGATTGGCAAATCCGCGGTGCACCGCTACGGCAGCGACCTACAAGCGAGCATGGAGAAATCCATCAACCGCGCCCGGGAGCGTATGGAAATCGCCAAAGCGCTTAAAGGCGCATCGGATGAAGATAAGGCCGCGCTGATGGAGGCTAACGAAATGGTGGCGATGGATCAGATTATGGATTTATTCGATACCAGCGCCGACATGGAGCCCGGCGAACGCATGGCCGCGGTGCCCAAGCTAGTACGGGCGATTGCCGATTTAAACCGGTCCGCGATTGGTTCGGCCAAATGGAAAAAAGAATTTGAGGCCGAAGCGAAACGGCAGGCACGGGAAGAGGCGGCGCAAGCGGCGACCAGTGCAGCCAAGGCGGAAGGTGTATCAGAAACCGGCATTGCCCGGATTCGGGAAGCATTGGGGATGGTGGCGTGATGGATTTTGAAAAGGTGGTGATTGGGGATGCGGCGTTATATTTGGGCGACTCGCTGGAAATTATGCGATCTATGGCGGATAAATCCGTCAACATGGTTTTTACTGATCCACCCTACGGCCACAACAACAACAACGGCGATTTAATTCAAAACCGGGAGGCCGCGCTCGGCAAAGGCAAAAAACAACCGGGCAGACCGATAAAAAACGACGGCAAAGAGGCTAATGATTTATTTAAAAATGCCTTGCCAGAATTTGCCAGGCTTTTAGACTCAGGCAGCTGCTGCTGCTGCTGCGGCGGCGGCGGCCCTGATCCTCAATTTGCTCGCTGGTCATTATGGATGGACCAGGTATTTAACTTTAAGCAGATGGTGGTGTGGGATAAAGGCAAGATGGGCATGGGATGGCATTATCGCCGATCTTATGAAACCGTGTTGGTTGCTGATAAAAAAGGTCATAAACCGCGCTGGCATACGGACAAAAAGAACATTGAAAACATCATCCGGCCGGGCGATTATGGGATTAAAAAGATAATCCCAAAAAAAACCGATCACCCAAGCCCAAAGCCGGTCGAATTAGCGCAGCATTTTATTAGTTTGCATACTGTAAAAGGCGATATCGTTTTAGATGCATTTATGGGGCACGCCAGCACAGGTGTTGCTGCCATTCGAACAGGGCGCAAGTTTGTGGGGATAGAGCTTGATCGAGAACATTTTGATAAAGCCTGTGAGCGCATTCAAAAAGAATGGGACGCGATTCATGGCTAACGCCCGCATCATCCCCGCTAACCCCGACGCGATATTCCTGCCGTTTCAAGAAGCATGGATCAAAGACGACGCGCGTCTGAAGCTAATGGAAAAATCCCGCCAAATCGGGATTTCTTGGTCAACGGCTTACAAAGCCGCCGAGCGCACCGCAATGGTCGGGCAAAAGTGGGACCAATGGGTATCCAGCCGGGACGATCTGCAAGCGCGGTTGTTTATTGAAGACTGCAAACTGTTTGCCGGCATCCTGCAAATTGCGGCCCAAGACCTGGGCGAGCGGGTGATTGATGAAAAGACTAAGCTTACGGCGTATGTGCTGGAATTTGCGAGCGGAAAACGGATCCATTCCATGTCATCCAACCCGGACGCCCAAGCGGGTAAGCGCGGTGGGCGTATTCTTGACGAGTTTGCTTTGCATCCTGATCCGCGCAAGCTGTGGAGCATTGCCTACCCCGGTATCACCTGGGGCGGATCGATGGAAATCATCAGCACCCACCGTGGCAGTCACAACTTTTTTAATCAACTGATTCGGGAAATCCGCGAAGCCGGCAATCCGAAAAACATCAGTTTGCACCGTGTCACCTTGCAGGATGCACTCGACGCCGGCTTTCTATGGAAGCTGCAAAAAGCCCTGCCCAAGGATCATGAAGTGCAAGCCATGGACGAGGCGGCCTATTTCGACTTTATCAAAGGCGGCTGCGCAGATGAAGAAAGCTTTCAACAGGAATACATGTGCGAGCCTGCCGACGACGATTCCGCGTTTTTGGAATACGACCTGATAGCAGGTTGCGAGTATGCCGCAGGCGAGGAATGGGCCTTCGACTTCGCTCAGGCACCGAATCCGCGTTCCCTGAGCGGAGTCGAAGGGAAAGGCCAGTTATTTGCCGGGCTGGATATCGGCCGCAAAAAAGATTTAACCGTGCTGTGGGTACTGGAAAAGCTGGGCGACGTGCTGTACACCCGCGCGATTATCGAGCTAAAAAACATGCCCAAGCCGGATCAGGAAAAAGTGATTTGGCCGATTCTAGCCCACATTAACCGGGCTTGTTTTGATAACACCGGCTTGGGTATCGGCTGGACAGACGACGCCCAACGCGCCTTCGGTCAGTATCGTATCGAGGGCGTGACCTTTACCGGCCAAACCAAAGAAGCGCTGGCCTACCCGGTCCGCGGGGCGATGGAAGACAAGAAATTACGCATCCCTTACAAACCCGAAATTCGCGCCGATCTGCGGGCCGTGACCAAGGTAACGACCGCCGCTGGAAACATCCGCTTTACCGCTGAACGCTCGGAAAACGGCCATGCCGATAGGTTCTGGGCACTGGCTTTAGCCGTGCATGCCGCACAAACCAGCAGAGACGGCGATATCTATAAACCGATGAGGCTGAAATGGCTATGACACAGCACTGGCTCCCACGCTCCTGCGTGGGAGCCCATACAAAGCCACCGGCCGCGCGCCGGATTGTTTCGATTGCGAATATTACGAAGTGCGCGAGGCTGCGCTAGGGGCTGAACATGCCTGTGGCGTAAATCGTCATGGCTTCCCGAACGTGGGCCGTTATTGCCCCGCCTACCGTTACGAACCTGGCGCAGATAAAGCGGAGATTACCCCATGCTAGATAGAACATCGGATCAGTTTTTACTCGACGCCTACACCGGCAAGGGCGGCTTCGCCACCGGAGAATACCTGGTCGCCCACCTGCGCGAATCGGTAGAAAAACACGACCGCCGCAAAGAGCTGGCCGTCTACCCAAACTATTGCCGCAAGATCGTTGACGTATTCATGGGGTTTTTGTGGAAGCAAGGTCCGGCAAGGGAGGCGGACGATCTTTACAGCCAGTTTGCCGAAAATGCCGACGGTGCCGGCACCAAACTCAACACGCTTTTGTTTACCTATCAGCGGCTGGCGATGATTACCGGCACGGTGTTTGTCATCATCGATAAGCCGGCCACCCAAGGCCCCACCGCAGCGACGCAAGCCTTGCCCTATCTGGCGTTGCGTTGCAAGGATCAACTAATTGCGGAAGAAAAAGACACCGCCGGCAATTGGCTGTCGGTGACCTTTAGCGAAGAGCTCAACGGCAAAACCCGCTACCGCACCTTTACCCAAACCGGCTGGCGTTTAACCGAAGACGCCAACGGCGATAACCTGATCGAGCAAGGCGAGCATAATTTAGGCCGGGTGCCGGTGGTGCGACTGCATAACGCCAAGCCATTAGACCCCACAGCTACAAGCGCCGATTCGTTTTTTTACGACCTGGCCGGGCTGTGCTGGAAACTGTACAACCTTGACAGCGAAAAGCGCGAGCTGTTCCGGGCGCAAACCTTCGCCATTTTAGCGTTGCCGGTGGGGGACGATGCCGAGCGGGAAAAGCTCAAAGACCTGACCATAGGTACCGAAAACGCCTTGACCTACAACCCCACCGGCGGCGGCAAGCCTGAATTCATTGCTCCACCGCCCGACCCGATCCAGCTGTACCAAGCGGAAATCGAAAGCGTGGTGACCGAGATATACCGGGTAGCCAATTTGGAGTTTGTGGGTGGGGTGCAGCAAAGCGGAGTGGCGCTGTCGTTCCACTTCCAGGAAGCTAATAGCGCCTTGGCCGGCATGGCCGAGATGTGCGAAATGGCCGAGAACGAAATCGCCGATATCGTCTATTTGTGGCAGGGGCGCGAGTTTAGCGGCAATATTGCCTATGCCAGTGACTTTAACATGACCGATCTGCAACAAGCGATTAACACAGCTATGGATGCAGTCAACCTGCAAATGGGCACCGAGTTTGACAAAGCGATTAAGAAACGCCTGGCTAAACAGATTTTGGGCAACGATGCCGCGCCGAGTGTGCTGGAGGCGATTGACGCCGAGATCGATGCGCAGGGTGACACCTACGGTGACCGGATTGCACAGCAAGCCGGTTTTGCATGAGTGTTATAGACCTGGCGCAAGCCCGCAAAGATCGCCACCCCCACATCGGCGGACCGGCCAAGTGCTTGCAATGCGGTCACGAATGGGCCGCCACTGCGCTGGTGGGCGAAACCTGGTTGGAATGCCCTGCTTGCCATTTGCAGAAAGGCGCATTTACCGGCCCCTGCTACCCGCATGATGCGCTAATCTGGGAATGCGCTTGCGGTAACGAGTTGTTTTTGATTTCGCCCGATGGCGAACTTTGCCCAGTCTGCGGCGAATATGCCGATGATGCATGACCGATTACCCCGCACTTTACCGCCAATTAGCCCGTGAAATACTCAAGCAGGAAGGCAAGATCGAGAACGACGCTAAACAGTTTGTCGTTAAACTCGCACAAAAATTACGCGCTAAAGGCTTTAAGTTAACGCCCGAAATCGAGGCCGAGTTAACCGAGTATCTGGAATCCATGCAAGCCCAGATTAAAGCCGGCATTGAAAAAGCGGTCGAGGTGGCGATTGCCGTGCCCGGGTTGCCGCAGTCTGCCACCGTGGCCAAGCTGGCCGAACAAGCGTTTAACGAACGTTGGCCGGACGGTTTGCGTTTATCGGATAGGCTGTGGAATTTTAACGAAACCGCCCGCAGCGGCTTGACCGATGTGTTGCGCAATGCCGCCAAAACCGGCGAAAGCACCGGCAAAACGATCTATAAGATGCAGCGCACTATCGAGCGGGCTTCGGCTCCGCTCAGCCAACGCGAGCTGAGCGGAGCCCGTTCGCTGAGCGGAGCCGAAGCGAGATTTAAGATCGTCGAGCAGTACGCCGACGACTGGGTGAAAGAACTGCACGACGCCGCCACCCAACTGATTCACGATCCGAAAAGCCGCGAGCTGTGGAATGCCACCGTGGCAGATGTGCAGGAGCGCATCGAGAATTTAAAAGTCACCGGCACCCGTCGCGCTGCCGAACGGGTATTTGATCAAATCCAAAAAGCAGTCGCATCCGGACGCGAGGAATTAGCCGACAAAGCGGTTAAGTGGTGGCTGTACGACAAACAACTGTACAGCTTAAAGCGCATCGCTAGAACCGAAATGGCCGACGCGATGCACCGGGCGGTGATTGCCGGCAGTGAAGCCGACGAGACGATTATCGGCTATCAATGGCGCTTGTCAGCCTCGCATCCCGTCGTTGATATTTGCGACTATTATGCATCCGTCGAGATGGGTCTGGGTAAAGGTGTTTTTAGTAAAGATGCTGTGCCGCAACATAAGGCACATCCGCATTGCATGTGTCTATTGATACCCCGCGTGAGCAAGATCAAGCAGAAGGGTGATAAGAATTACAGCCAGTGGATCAGTAACCTATCACCTGATAAGCGTCGTGAATTGTTACCCGCCTGGGCAGTGCAAGCGATAGACAAAGGTACGCCGATAGAGAAGCTGATTAGAAAAGATGGATTGGGTTTGATTACCTTAGTCCAATATCTAAATAGCGCGGTATAACGCTTAGCTCAGGCGCGTAGCGAAGCGGAGTCGCCTGTAGCGTTGGGTTATGTGTTCTCGGTTAATTTATTTTGAATTATGTATTGACATCTATTAAATAGTGTATATACTATTATCAACGGTTCGGAAATGTCCTGGATCGAATTAACTGGAGAGAAAAAATGAGAACAATTAAAGTTACATTAGTAGATCAAGCATACTTAGACGATGATGGTAACTTTACCGCATTGGCCGAGTTGTCAGAAAATAACATAGAAAACACAAGCAATGGAGACGACGGCTATCCAGTAAGTTACGCAAAAGTGCACTGGGACACGTTAGAAGAATGGGATGGAGAAGACTACGGCGAGGCATGTAATTGGGAACAGCCGGACGGTATTAGATTTAACAACGAATGGATAGCTGATGGTTTATCTGGCGTTAATAAATTCAAAGGATTTAAATTTGAGATTATTGACTAATGGCAGGCGGAAAGCGTCAAGGAGCAGGTCGTCCGCCTTCTCCGGCTAAACTGAAAAAGCGGATGGTAAGCATCCGATTACCGGAATGGCTGCTCAACTGGATGGACGAGCAACCCGAAACAAACCGGGCTGTTTTGGTAGAGA